ATTAGAACTCAGCCTTTCTCATTCCAAATAATAAAGCCCTTAGAGTTAAGTTTAGTTCAGAATAATCTGCCTCTTCTCTGTGTTCATAAAGATAAGCAGTCATATATAAGACGGCTATCTTTCCATTTGGATTTTTAGAAAGGTCTTCTTCACTGTTAACTCTAGCTACATCCATGGAGTGCTTTATTGATGATTGGATGAGAGATTCAATCATCTCATCCTCATCATCAAAATCCACCCTTAAATAAGACTTTGCCTCTTCAAGAGTAATCATAATTTACTCCTTAGGCAGTAGCGCCGATTTTTAAAAGTTTAACTGCCTCTCTTAAAACCAAGATTCCATCTACTCTTTCTTTACCTAAGAAACCTACCATGCCATTACCAGCAAATAGTTCCTTCAAGTCTTGGAAAGACCTATTCCCTCTATCTCCAATCTTATAATACGAAAAATCACCAAAGGCTACAGCAAGTTTTCCTTTTTCTGCTTTTGGAGCAAAGGCTGATGTGTAGGCAGGATATCCTAAAAGTCTATCTGGTTCTCCATCTTTAAGTGATGGTTGCCAAATATATGCACCATTCACATCTTTAAGTTTTCTAATTTGAGCAACTGTTGCATCATTTAAAATGAAGGCTGCTTTCTTCCTATATGGTCTATCTAGAGAGTAAACTAAATCAATAAGTTCATCTGCAGTAATTGTTTGAGCCTTTGTTGTTACTCCAAGTTCTCCACCTTTTTTAGAGTCAAAAATTCCTGTAGGCTTGTTTACTCCATCGCCATTTAAGAAGGCATCTTCTTCAGCATTTGCTAATGCTCTAGTAAATTCTTCAGTGATGTATTTTTCTAAATTAAAGGCTGCATCATATAGAAGTTCTTCAGTAACTTTAATTCCAACATGAAGTTTGTGTGCATCAAGAGATACTTGATCGAATGTGCCATCGCCAAAGGTAAGCTTACCACCTTCTTCAACCCATAGGGCTGCTGGTTTTGTAGCTGCAATATTGATTTTATGGAGTCCAGAAGTTTGAACTTTTGTAGCTAATTTTCTTACAATATTTTCATCTTCAAGACCATTTACAATATCTACTTCCATTTCTTCTGGAACTAAATATCCACCACTTTCATCTGTTCCTACTTTTAATTCATTGGAAATATCTCTAAAGTTAGTTCTTAATGCTTTCATCATAGATTTCTTATAGACATTTCTTGCTCTCATTGGTTTTTCTTCTTCATTAAAAGTAGCAGGTTCATTTGTTAATGCTTGACTAGTAGGTTTTTCTAAGGATTTATCCATTTCTTCTTCCCTCTTCTTTCTTTCAATTTCACGAGTATAATTCTCGATAGTTCTCTCCATCTCTTCATATGTCTTAAAGTCTTCATCAGACATTAGACCCTTTTCATCTTTCTTAGATTCAGCAAATGCCTTTGCCTCATCCCAAGCCTTAGTTCTCTTTTCTAAAAGTTCTTTTAAATTCATAATTACCTCCAAGTGTTTTTAATTTTGTTTAATCTTTCTTCTACCTCACTCATTGAGTGAGTCTTTACTTCTTTATTTATCTTTGTTAAAAGTGAGTTTGTAACTGCTCGTCTTGAAAAAACCATATTAGTGACTTTTTCATCTTTTCTTTTGTCAGTGAGAGTTCCATCACAAAAGCCCATCTCAATAGCCTTGTTCTTATCAAACCAAGTCTCTCCATCCATTAGATTAGAAATCTCTTCTCTAGATAAACCTGTCTTAATCTCATAGGCATTGATGATTGATTCCTTGACTTCCTTTAACATGTCTATAGCTTTTTGCATTTCTTTTGAGTCACCAATGGCTACAGTTAAGGGGTTATGAATCATCATTAATGAAGTAGGACTCATCAATACTTCAGTTCCTGCCATGGCAATAACCGATGCTGCTGATGCTGCAAGCCCATCAATCTTTATGGTCACATTTCCCTTGTGTTCTAAAAGCATGGTGTAAATTCTTGATGCTGCTATACAATCTCCACCAGGAGAGTTGATCCACACAGTTATGTCTCCACTTTTATTTTTTAATTCACTGGCAAATAGCTTAGGAGTCACATCGTCATCAAACCATGAATCTTCAGCAATAACTCCGTCAATGTATAAGACATTTTCATTATTTGACCAGTTCCAAAATATTTTTTTATTCAATATATTGTCACCTCAATTCTTCAAGTCAGCTCCGTCACAATTTTCTTATCTCCCTTTGGTCGATGAAAATTGGACTTCGTTACATCTGACCTACCAACGATTCGTGCTAAGCACTCATCGGGTTAGGTCATAAAAAAGAGCCTTGGCGTTTTTTCTCTATCAAACCAAGACTCTTCTGCAATAACTCCATCTATATAGAGTTCATTTGAACCCTTTTTCCAATTCCAAAACATTTTATTGCTCTTCATTTGGACTTATCACTTCTCCTTTCTGCTGATAGAAACTACCTGCCTTATCAAGTGGTAGCATATTTCCATTTACAAGATATAGGTCACCACCTTCTTCAGCTGAAATCCTATCTAGGTTTTCTAATTCTCTTATGTCATTTGCACTCATCCAGCCATTTTGTCTTCCTACAGCATATCCATTCATCCTTGATTCATAGTCTCCTCTTAGAAGTCCGTCAAGGTTGAATTTAATAAAGTAGGATTCTTTTTCTTTCTTTGTTAGTAATGCTCTTTCCAAAGATTGCTCCCAACGAACAATCCAAGGATCAAGAGTATATTTAACAAACTCAAGTGACTGCTGTTCTATATTTGAAAATGATGACTTCTCCAAATCACCAATCATATGGGGCGGTATTCTGAATATCCTTGCTATCTCATTTAATTGAAATTTTCTTGTTTCCAAAAACTGGGCCTCACTTGGTGCTATTGCTATCGGTTGATATTTCATTCCTTCTTCCAGTACAGCCACTTTGTTGGCGTTCTTAGCCCCTTGAAAGGCTGCATTCCACGACTCTCTAACTCTTTCTGGATCTTTAATAATTCCTGGATGCTCTAAAACCCCACCAGGCTGTGCTCCATTTTGAAAGAATGACGCACCATAATCTTCGCAAGCCATCGCCATTCCAATTGCATTTTTTGCCATGGTAATTGGTGAGTAGCCGATAAGTCCATCAAAACCAAGTCCAGGTATATGAAGGACATCTTCTTTTAAAAGATAAACCTCTTCTGATTTGTGATTGTATTTATAAAAGATTTCTCCATCTTCACTTCTCATTACAGTCATTTTGTTTGGCATTAGTGGATAGAGTCCAATAACCTCATTTCTTCCATTACGAATTATCTGAGCATAGGCATTGCCCCAAAGTAGTAGATGGGTCATTAGTGTTTCTCTAAATACAAATGAAGTCATTTCATCATTTGGTTCATCGTGTAATAAAAAATATATAGCGTGTTCTTTTGCTTTTTCCTTTGAGTTTGAATTTCCTCTTCTGTATAAATGAAGAGGAAGTCCTGCTAAGGTTTCAGCAAGAACCCTTACGCACGAATAAACTGCTGTCATTTGCATAGCAGTAAATTCGTTGACATTCCTACCTGCTGTTGTTCTCCCAAATAAAAAAGACGATGAAGATATCCTCTCCCCGTCTTTAGGTTTGTCTCTCGACTTGAATATTCTATTTAAAATGTTTATATTACCACCTCCTAAAAGTAGGCATTAAAAAAGCACCTACTTTTGTAGATGCTAATAGCTTTAAAATTTAATATACTTAGTTGCTCTACCGCTACCTAATTGTTTAATTAAGCCACTGTCTTTTAATTCTTTTAATGCTCTTTCTATAGTTCTTTGAGAAATGTCTGGGCAAAGTACTACTATATCTGATTTAGATAATGGTTCTAAGGAATTATCAAATATCTTCATCACTCTATCTGAAGAAGTTATAGATTTTTCTGCTATTAGTTTAAATCTTTCATCACACTGGCTATATGCTTTGTAGATGACCGAAAGCATATATCTTATAAATGGTAATTCATCACTCGTACCGTCATGCCAATCTTCACTTGAAGCTTGCAATTCTTCATAGTAAATATCTTTTGTCTCTTCAATAATCATTTCTAGTGAAATATATTTTCCTACAAAAAATCCATTTTTATAGAGTAGTAGCAGAGTTAATAGCCTTGACATTCTACCATTTCCATCAGCGAATGGATGGATACATAAAAAATCATGAATCACAGTTGGTATTAGAAGTAATGGCGGGATTTCTAAACTAACAGCTTCATTATAAGCCTCAATCATTCTATCAATATATATTTCTGTTTCAAAAGCTGATACAGGCTGAAATCTTACTTTTTTCTGACCAAGGGAATTTACTTCAACGATGCTATTATCCATTGTTTTAAATTTTCCTTTATGGCTTTCCCCTGAATAAGAATAAAGCCTATTGTGTAGGGTCAAAATATTGTTTTTTGTGAATTCTATATTGTCATAGTTTTCATGAATGATATCTAAAACTTCTCTGTAACCATATATTTCTTCTTCATTTCTATTCTTAGGTTCACTTTTTTTATTCATCAACTCTTCTAGTCTGGTATCATTTGTTGAAATACCTTCTATTGCATTAGATGATTTAGTGGAATGAATTTTTGCAACCTCTATCATTTTATCGAGAACATCGGAAAAATTAGCTACGTATAGCTCCTGTTTTCCTTTATATTCATAGATCTTTGATATTAAATCATACATTTTTGCAGGTATATTTAAATTTAAAAGCTTTGAGTAATTAAATTCTCTCATGTTCTATCACCACCTTCCTCGCCATTATATCGTATATGGCGTATATAAATCAATGCTGGCGAGATTAATTTCGCCATTTTAATAGATTTGGCTATGATAAATCAAAAATAGCGAGATTAAAATACAATCAGACCCCTGTCGTCATAAACAGATTCACTTGTATCATTACCACACCTTATAGCCCTATCAAGAGCCATAATTGTAGCTATAACTCCATCTATTTTTTCTGTAGACTTTTCTTTGTCTGCCTTTATGTTTCCAGCTGGATCTGTTCGAATAAAGATATTATCCATCATCCACCTTAATACTGGATGACCCCCATGGGCTATTTTTCTTTCAAGTGTAAGTTTCATTAATTCTTTTGTTGGTGGGGACATATCCTTAAATCCTTGACCAAATGGAACTACCGTAAAACCCATACCTTCTAAGTTTTGAACCATCTGAACTGCTCCCCACCTATCAAAGGCAATTTCTCTAATGTTATAAATCTCGCCTAAGTCTTCAATAAAATTTTCTATAAAACCATAATGGACTACATTACCTTCTGTTGTCATAATATAGCCTTGTTTTTTCCATAGGTCATAGTTTACATGGTCTCTTTTTACTCTTAGGTCGAGGTTATCTTCTGGCAACCAAAAGTAGGGTAATATTTGATATTTATCATCTTCGTCTATTGGAGGAAAGACTAAAACAAAAACTGTAATATCAGTAGTGCTTGATAGGTCAAGTCCACCATAGCAAACTCTACCTTTTAGTTCTTCTTCATTAACAGCAAAATTACATAAGTCCCATTTTTCCATAGGCATCCATCTAATTGATTGTTTGACCCACTGATTTAATCTTAACTGTCTGAAGGCATTTTCTTCAGTTGGATTTTGCTTAGCTGATTCACAGGCTTGTCTTACTTTTTCTATTGGAACTGTAATTCCAAGAGATGGATTTGCCTTATGCCATACTTTTTCATCTGTCCAATCATCCTCCCTGTCTGCTCCATAGATTACAGGATAAAAAGTTGGATCCGTTTTTCTTCCTTCAAGTATGTCCACTGCCTTTTGATGCGTTTCGTAGCAGATTGATTTTGTATCTGTTCCTGCAGTTGTTATGAGAAAATATAAGGGCTGAGTTCTTGCATCTCCTGACCCTTTTGTCATTACATCAAATAGCTTTCTATTAGGTTGGGTATGAAGTTCGTCAAATACTACACCATGAATATTAAATCCGTGTTTAGAATAAGCCTCTGCAGATAAAACTTGATAGAAAGAATTGGTCGGCTTATATATCATTCTCTTTTGGGATGCTAGAATCTTTACTCTTTTGGATAGTGCTGGACTCATTCTTACCATATCAGCTGCAACATCAAAAACTATAGTTGCTTGCTGTCTATCGGCAGCACAACCATAAACTTCTGCTCTTTCTTCTCCATCACCGCAAGTAAGAAGGAGTGCTACAGCAGCTGCAAGTTCTGACTTTCCCATTTTCTTTGGTATTTCAATATAGGCTGT